GTTGTACCAGTAGTATTAACCGCTAAAGCATTAGTACCTACAGCAGTATTGTTGTGACCAGTTGTATTCGCATCTAACGCATCCAATCCCACCGCCGTGTTCGTAGACACCGCCCCTGCGCCTTTGCCGACAGTGAGGCCGGAGATGGAAGCGTCAGCGGTCGTTGTGAAAGTCGTACCGTTGTAGGTTACCGCACTCCCACTCGTCGCCTCTTTGCTGCCGTTCAAGTACAACACGCCGTTGGCGGTGCCGCCTGAGAGGGTTACGGTGCTTGAGGCTGAGAGAGTGGTGAACGCGCCAGTGTTGGCCGATGACGCACCAACGGGCGTGCCATCAATTGCGCCACCGTTTACGTCAATGTTTGAGAAGCTGGCAGAGCCAGTAGATGTCAGCGTGCCGCCGACCGTGAGTGTCTTGCCAGAGCCAACCTGTAGCCCTACCGAGGTACCGTTTCCAGCATCCGCAAAGATGCCGTCGATGGTGTCTAGGTTGGTGTTAATCTTGCCGCCCCAAGTGTCAGCGGATGCGCCGACCTCCGGCTTAGTCAATGACAGATTGGTGGTGGTTGTGTCAGCCATGTCGTATCACCTCAAGCGGCTTCTAAGTAAGCCGGAAAAGTTTTTGTCGTCCAAGTCTCTGGCGTGTCGCTCACGGGCGTCCACGCCGTTGCCGTATCATCCTGCGCCGTCCACACCTCTGCGGTGTCTGGGTCTATCTCCCACTTCAAGCGCCCCGCGCAGCTCAACGTAGACGTGGCAAATAAGTGCGCCATGCCAATGTCAATCTGCTGGCCCACCACAAGCGTAGAGCCTTCCGCTAAGAAGAGCGACCCACTCTGGTGGATACGCTCTGCACTCGTCGTCTGTGTCGCCACCGCCGGAAGCAGCGCCGCACCCTGATGGATACGCTCGCTGTCGCAGGCCAGTGCCGCCGCAGCCGATAGCGCCGCAGCGCCTTGGTGTATCCGCTCGGCTACAGTCGTCTGTGTCGCCGCTGCCGCTAACGCTGCCGCACCTTGATGGATACGCTCGGCGTCTGCGGTTAGCGTAGCGGCTGCATTAAGCGTGGCCGCACCCTGCTGGACTAATACCCCCTCGCACGCCAAAGCCGCCGCAGCGGCTAGGGTGGCTTGCCCCTCCTCGGGGTCAATGCCGTAGTTGCCGACCCCGTATAGCCCAGAGCCGTAACCGGCCATGCGTTAGGCCAACGTGATATCTAGGTCGCCAGCCGGCACGCGGAACACGTCGCCAGAGGCTACAGTCTTGGCAGAGGTCAGTGCGCCGTGCGCCAAGAGGTTGCCGCTGGTCAAGGCGTCCAAGATGCCGACATGCGTGATGGTGCCCCACGCACTACCAGCAGTCGGAAACTCCACCGCTGACGTATTCGATGCCGTGTCAGCAGTCACGGTGAAGGCAATGGTCTGTCGGGCATAAGACGTGCCGCTGCACTCGGTGCCTGAGTTGTCATCGCCTGGGTCAGACGTGTACAGCGCTAGGTACAACGTGCCAGGCGCAGAATACGCATTGCCGCCAAACACATGGTCTAAAACCTTATTCTCTAGATAGTCTGAAAATGCACTCACGGTATTACCCTCGTCGGTTTAACGGTCATCGCCACACGGCCTTGGCTCACTGCGGCGCGTGAATCTTGTACCAGCATGTCCTCAATCGCCTGCGCGTACATCTGCCCCCACAGGGCCACCCGCTCATCGTCACGCAGATAGGGGGCGGCCTGCATCAGTGCGCCATACAAATAAACATCAGGATGGCGCGCCAGAATCCAGTTAGAGGTGTTGGCGTCAGAGAGTTTGGCAAGCGTGCCGATATAGGTCAGCTCTGCGGTGTATTCCGTATCAGGCGCAGGCAGCACCTCAAACTGGGTGCCGACCACGGTGAAATAGAGCGGCTTGCCGGTGGTGCGGTAGACGTATTTCTTGGCGTCCAGCTCATCCTCTGAGAGAAACACCAAAGGCTGCACAGGGGCCGTGGAGGTCAACACCAAAGACTTGGCCGACACAAAGTCAGACGGCACGGCCGAGAATGGCGTGTCAATCGTAGCGGTCGCACGCTTGACCATACGCTCAACCGGCAAGCGCCGCTCAAGCTGCGCCTCCGTCAAAGAGATGAAGTCAGGGATAACCGAGGTCAAATCGTCTCGGTTAAGCCAATCGGCAACGCTAGACTTCAACTCGCTGTATGACGTTAGTGCCACCTTCTAGCTGCTCCTTCATGGCCCACGCACCCTCATGTGAGTATTCAAGGGTGCCGATATGTTTGACGTGGTGGCTCAAATCGTGATCCACCAACACCTCAAACCCTGCCTCTCGCGCCTTGGTGCAAAAGAAAACGTCCTCACCTATGTAGTGGTCGCCCTTCGTTGAGTACGGAATGGCGAACCAAGGCTGCTCCATCTTCTCAAACACTTCACGCTTCACCATCATCACGCCCATGCCGACATAATCGACGGGCTGCAAGCCCTCAGAGTCGGGTGCCGTATACACACGGCCAATCTTCCCGTCCTCGTCCATCATGGCGACCGGCTTAACCGGCATGCGACGTGTCGCATAGTTTGCCGCCACAATCGGCTTGTCTCTCGCTATCAGGTGCCCGATGGTTTCTTTGGGAAACCGCATGTCAGAGTCGAGCCATAGAAAATAATCGGCCCCCTCTTTTAATGCTTGACGGGCAAGCTCTGTGCGTTGGGAGGCGATTAGCGTGCCGTGTGAGGTGTATAACATCACACGGTCATCTGTCATCGCGGTATGCGCCGACATGGCCCGCGCCATGTCATACGCAAATGAGGTCATCACAGTGTCCCGCGCTGGCACCAAGATGGCGACAGAGCGGCTCATACACGCCCCGGACGTGTACGAAACAATCTGTTGTCGGGGTCATTTAGCCAGCGCTTCATGGCCGCTGGGTCATCAACAATCCCCTGCTGCTTGAGGCGGTGAAATAGCGCCATCGGGATTGACGCCACCCTACTCCACTCGCCCCACTTTGCGCGTTCATCTGTACTGTTGAACTGCGCCTTGTTCTGCTCAATCAGGTCGCCAATCTGGAACTCGGTCTCAATCGTGGCCTCGTCCTTATCGGCATCGTAGTGCCACCACTTGGTGGTGCCTGTCTCTGGGTCGTAGTCAAATAATCTCTTTGACATGTTGCCTCGCTAGAAGGGCAGCGGCACCATTGCCGCCGCCCTCTAGTTTAGCCGACTTACGAGGTCGTGAGGTCAGCGGCGAGGCCGTGGGCGGCCTCGGTGTTCACCTTCAAGCCCCACTCGACCACGATCATGCGCTTCTCGGCGTCGCCGGTCTTCGCAAGCTCAACGGTCTGGAAGGGACGCAAGAAGGCAACGCTTGCATACTCAGGGTCAAGCACGAAAGCGTCACGCTCACGCTGGAAGCGGTTGGGGACAACCGACACCGCGCCAAAGTCGCTGACGTACACATCGGCCGCGCCGATGATGACCGCAGGGCCACGGCCCGGCACATCCTTACGGATTTGCGCGATGCCTTGGAAGCCAGAGACGCGTTGCTTGTTGACAGGGCCAACCATCAGGATTTTCGGCGTGCCGCCTTCCGTCCACACCTGCTGGATGACATCCTTGAGGATGACTTCCGTGAAGGCGCGCAGGTCGGCATTGGCAGCGTCCGTGCGGGTCGCGTTGGGCGAGGTGGTGTAGGACGGGTCAGCGCCGCCAGAGCCTTTGTTCGTGTTGGTCTTCAAGAAGGCCAAGAGCGAACCCGTCTTGCGCAACGCGGTGGAGACACCCGCCGAACCAGCGGCAGCCGCTTGGTTGGTGAGCATGGTGCTTTCCATGTCGCGCTTCAACTCGGCTGAACGCTTGGCAAGCTGATAGGCCAACTCAGAGCGACGGCCCGCTTTGTCCACCGACTCCAGCGTGCCGGAGAGGATGAGCGTCTTGCGGCTGACCTGCGTGTAGTTGCCAATGCGAGAGGTCGCAGAGGTGCTGTCGTAGGCCGACACGTCGTCGCCTTCGATCTGCGCGTTGGTCGTGGAGGCCGCGGCCAATGAGTCGGTCTGCCACTCAAAGTAAGTGTTCTTGACGTTCTCGCGGCCGATGTTCGACATGAACGGGGTCTCTTCCGGCGAGATGTTATAAATCACGTTAGAGAGAGACTCACGGATACCCTTCGCATTGAAGGTATCAAAAGTGTTACTAGTCTGAGACATTGAAGTTTACCTCAATCAATGAATTGCTCAAAAACGGCGGCGGCATCTTTGGCGCTGCCGGACTTGGCGAGTCTTGAAAGAGCGTCCTTTGACGTGCGTACCTTGGTCGATTGGGGCGAGCCAGCCGTGCCACCCTTCATGGGCTTGGCCTTCTGCTGGATGGTGGGTCGCATCTTGTCACGCTTTGACATCAGCTCATCAAAGAGCCATGCCTTGCGCAATGCGACGACCGCACGAGCGTCGTATATGTCAGAGATTTCCTCGGCGCTGAAGCCTAGTTTCCCTGTGGCATATTCGACAATCTTGGCCTTCTCGGCGCGTGCTTTATCGCTGTCACGCCAATCAGGCAACGCATCCAACAACTTCTCACGCTCTGATTCCAGAGTGCGAGCCTGCTGCTCTTGCTCCTCAACCTGCTGGCGCTGCTGCAAGGCTTGCTGCTGGGACTGTACCCACATCATCTGCTCTTGCCGCGTTCGTGCCAGCTCTCGCTGCCGCACCCACTCGGTGGGATTCTCTTGGTAGAGCCTGTCCCAGTCGATCTCGGGCGGCTGCATCGCCTGCAACTGCTGACTCAGCACTTGCAGCGTGGCCGCATATCTCTCCCGCTCTTCCCGCGCTTGAGTCAGCTCTGCCTCGGTCTCTTTACGAGCCTGGGCGATGGCTTGCGTCTTGCGCGTGTAGTCTGCGGTGCGTGAGTAGCCTTTTAGAAGCTCATCCAGCGGCACCTCGACCTCTTCCCCGTCAACCTTGACGCGGAAAGTCTGGGACTGCTGGGGCGCTTCTTCAGCCGCCTCATCGCTGTCGGTGTCCTCGGTTGTTTCTTGATCCGACTCGCCGTCAAAATCAAGCACAACATCCTCACCCTCTCCCTCTGGGGGGCTTTCTTGCTGCTCGTTTTCGCCGTCTTCGGCGGCGAGCATCTGCTCAAAAGCGTCCACTGGGGATGTATATTCTCCGGGGGGTGTACCCGTGCCGGTTTCACTCATTCTTTTATTTTGAAGGATTCAAGCGGTCAGCGGCGACCCGCGATGCGGTCAATATCGCGCTTGGCGATGACGCCACTCTCAACGACCACCCGCAGGTGGCGCTTGACCTCCTCCAAGACCTTGATGGCGAGCCATACCCGCTCACGCTCCTCAAGGTCAGGTAGCCCGCTGCTGCGCCAGTCGGCAAGGTATGCCGACTCCATCTGCGTAAAGGCTTCCTCCAATAACGGATTCTCTAGCAGCTCCTTGGCCTCATTGGCGCGCTGCGCTATCAGGTACGGGTTGCTTTCGCTCATGCCAAGAGGCCGCGCTTCACGCCGCGCATGGCTTTCTTGAGGCGGCCTGACTTTTTGTCGGCCTTGTTGAACTCTTTAGCCACCTTCATCGGCACGCCCACCCGCTCTGCAAACTCAGGGTCGTGGGCGGCGGCAGCCATGAGGCGGGCTTGTTTTTTGGATTTGCTAGGCATCGTGCTATCCTAATCTGTTATGAAAAAAAATCCATATAACGGGCAATTAGAAATAGAGCCTTTTAAGGCTCCAGTCCCTATTGCGTCAGGCTCAGAGTCTGAAAGATTTGCAAAGCACAGAGCAAGATTCCGCAAAGTTAAGTTTGATTTAGACCAAGAAAACAAAACAGCCGGGCTTTCGGCATTTAAGCTGTGGCATTGCAAACAACAACAGATAAAGCATCATTAAAGCCCGATTTCTCCTCTCTGTTGGTTTTGATATTCGCTATATGCAGCAGCTCCAATTGGCGTAAACAGCATTACCGAAAGCAAAGTCGCATCACCCTTTCTAAGCCTATCCTCCATTTCTTTTACGGTAATCCCTAAAAACTTTGCCTTATCAGAAATTAAATCATCAAATTGATCCGCGTACGACTTAGATTCTCCTCCAATTGCAGAGCCTTTATATTTTTGTCCAAAAAGCTCTGATTTGTTTTTAATTGTTTCTCTAATGCCAGTCCAAACATCCGCACTAAAATCTCTTGGCGAACGCCCGGCTTCTTGCGCTGCTTTTGTTACTGATGATTTTAATATTTGATATGCTTTTCCGGGCTCAATAATTCCTTCTTGCGCGGCAGTGAAAATACCTCTAACCGGGTCTTCCGCAAGTCTTGCCCAGTGTCTATCAAGCACAACAGCGCTCTGGTCGCCCATAAGCGCCATCGCCTCTTCTCTCACTTTGTCTTGAAGCAAATCATTAAGTTGCCCTTTTTCTGATTTTCTTAAATTGGCGGCCCTGCCTGTTTCGTTCCCAATTTGCGTTCCTTCTTTTCTGGTCATTTGACCGGCAGGCACTCTCCAGTCTGGCTGAACAATAGGCTCTTGCTTAATAAATCGCCGCATGTACTCGCTCATTGTCTGCAAATTTTCTCTAGGCTTTGACATGGGCGCAGTAGAGGCTATAAAGCCAGCAAGCTGAGTCAGCGATTGGGGGCCATAAACTCTTTCAAAAGAAGAGCCATGCATATCCCACCATTCTTTGCTGGCATGCTTGTTTAAGTAATCTCTGCCAACTTTTTCCATTTCCCTCATTCTGTCAAAAAATTCTGGGGAATTAACAAAATTTTCCCAATTTCCAACAGGGAATGATTCGCCTTTTCCTACGTTATATCCGGCAAGTTGCCCCGTTCTTTCGCCAAATTTTGTAGCTTGCCTTACTTCTGTTGGGGAGAATCTTCTTGAGACATCCATGTAAGTTTTCCCGGTTTCTGGGTCTCTCCATGTTCCCAAATAATTTTCTTGTCGTTGAAGAGCTGGTAGATTTTTTTGAACAAAGCTCTGTATAACGCTTTCAGAAATCGGTTGGTCTCCCTCTAAAACAACATTTCTTGGGTCAATATTTGAGTATTTCCCCATCATTAAACCTTCAGAGGGCAACGAGCCTGTCGGGAGGTTTACAGAATAACCCCCCCTTTCTGTAGCCTCCATAATTGCTTGAGGCGCTGTAGCCTCTGATGTCCCAAGGAGCTGTTGCGCCTGCTGGGCTTTAGTAGGCCCACGAGCAACTTTAACCGCGGCAGATACTGGCTTAGACAAAAATGGCGCTGCGCCTGCGGCTGCTTGTAAAGTTCCTAAAGAGACATCAAGAAGACCCCTTCCAATATTCCCTTGGGATAATTCTTGCGTGCCTTCTTGAGCGGCCATGCCGCCCTCTTGCACGTCAAAAATACCACCAAATACTTGGGAGGCGCGCTCTGCTGATGCTCTAGCGCTTGATCTGGAGTATCCTGCTTTTTCCAAAAGCGCTGCGGTCTCGTCAATCATGCGCTGACGCAGCGTCGGGTTATACGCCCTCATCTCAGCCATTTTTTCGCTTCCTATATTGCTCTAAGAGCCGCCGCCCCTTGGCGACAGCACTCGCCTTGTCCCCTCGATGCCCCCACGCCTCAAGGCTTAACTTGAGCCGCGTCTTGTCGCCGTCGTCATCGAACAACAGCCCCGGCATCGACCCCATGCGGGTCAAGAATGACCCTTTGCGCCGCATCTGCTCTGGCGTCTTTGGTGCGCCTTTGACGGGTGCTTTTAGCGTGCCGCCCGTCTCAGCCTTGTAGCTGGCACGGCCCTTTTCGTTGAGGCCGCCCGTCTTGGACTGCCCCTCTTTACGCTGCCATGCCGGTGTTTTCATTTTTGCTTCTTGGCGGTCTTTGCAGACGCCTTAAAAGCAGACGCCGTAGGCGCGCCCTTGCTGCCAGGCTTGCGCATCCGCTCACCGCTTCCGGCTGCGATGCGTGCGCGCTTGGCGTGAATGTTTGCGTAGAGTCCTTTGCCTGCCATTAAAAGATACCTCTCATGTAGGTGGGGGCCATCATCATTTGCCGCTGTATCTCCTCCGGCGTCACCTCACGCGCTGGCAACGGCGCGGCCATAAGCTCATCCATCGTCTCAGGCATAGACGTCAGGCCACGCGCTGCCAGTGCGCGCTCTGTCAGCATGCGCTGCATCGGCGTCTCTTGAGCAAAAGACGCGGGCGGCACAATGGACGCAGCCTCAAACGGCGGCGTTGCCGTCAATACAGGAGGCGCTGATTGTGGAGCGGGTGTAGCTTGCGCAGTATCAGCAGGCGTGCGGGCTACAGGCGAAAATTTAGGTTGCTGAGTGAGTCCCTAATCTGTTGGATTTGCTCTTGCGAAAGCTGCGGCGTAGAGGGCTGCGCACTCTGCGCGCTGCTCATGGTGTCAGGGGCCGTCACAGGCTGCGGCCGCATGCGGCCAAAGCCACCACCATAACCGCCGCCAAAGAATCCGCCGCCACCATAACCAAAGCCAGGCGTCTGGTACGGATTAAACGCACCGCCGCCATAGTATTGGTTCATCATGTACTGGCCGAATAAATCATTGACGCTCGGCTGCGGTGGCACTGGGAATTGATAGCCCATTGAGCCGCCACCCATCCCCATACCGCCAAAGCTCGTGGGATAGCCGCCGCCATAGCCGCCAATCCCGCTGCCAAAGCCCGACACAAACGGGTTGTTATAGCCTGACATGCCGCCGTACAGGTCTTGCATGCCGTACATAGAGGACGCGCCGCCATAGCTCGGCATCCCATAGCTTGGCATGCCAAAGCCACCGCCGTAACCGCCATAGCCGCCATAGCCACCCATAAAGGTTCCGCCAGCGCTATACCCAAACGGGTCTACGCTAACCTGAGAATAGGGTGAATACATTGCCTGCCGGCTACCAGAAAATGCGTTTGCCATGTCTTAACCCTCACCCTTACGGGTCAGTCAAATCCCAAAAAGAAAGTGCCCCAATACCATCGCCCGTGCCGGTGACGACACGAGCGGCCAATGTGTAAATATCACTCGTGCCGCCAATCGTGACGCCAAGTTGAGAGTCAAAGTTATACGAGCTGGCCTCATTTAATGCACTAGACGAAAGCACGCCAGATGACGTGAAGTCAGACCGTATAATCGTGCCGCCTGACAATGCCGTGGCGGCAGTATCAAATTCCACATTGCTGGACAAACTTGTGAATGAGGCCGAGGTCAGCGTTGGGTTTTTAATCACTGCCACCTCAAAGTAATCGGATGCCGAGGTAGGCATAAAAGAATACCCGTTTGGAATGACCACCGCTCCAAGGCTGGTTGACTTCAAGCGGATAGAGACAAGCGGGTAAAAAGAGGTGCCGATGCTTGTTGTGGCAGATGTCTCACGCGCCCATGTCAAAGCAGACTTTTGCTCATAGCCGCCCTCACTCATCACCGCGGAGCAGATTTGCTTCATGCTTTTGGTGCCAGAGATAGCGCCCTTGGTCGTTATCTCATAACGCATCGGCAAGATGGCCGTCTGCATATATACCGAGGACAGAGAGTTAGCATTGTGAAACGTGTGCGCCACAATGTACTGCCCATCAATAATAAAGCCACAGCGCACCGAGCCAACACCGAGCCACTCAAAGTCTATAAAGAGTATCTGGGTCTTGGTCTCGTCTAGTGTGATGCCGCTCGCTCCAGAGCCATCCAACTTGTCCCCGTTCCAATTGGCCTGCGTTATCTTGCGCGCATCACTGGCCGAGCCGCCAGTATAGGTACGCACCACAAACGCCAACTCATCATCGTCTTGCTCAAAGAAAACACCATTGTTGGTACTAAAGTACCCCACACGCTGGCGTAAGTCTTCCTCTCCCTCTGCCATCGCAAACGTCGCCAACACGAGCAAAGACTTGCCAGGCTGGTACGGAAACACACGCTTTGTTTGGCGAATTACCTCATCGCCAGAGGCAGATGTCACCTCTAGCTTGACTGAGGATTCGTTCGCTAAGTGCGTGGCCGAGCCTGAGCCGCTTGTTGACTCGTCAAATTGCACGTCCTTGCCGTATCGATTCTGTGAATCAAACAAGGTAAACGGTTCCGACACGCGCAACCGTCCAAAGGCGTCAAAGTTTGTTTTGCTGAGTAGGTTCAAGTTAGTCAGGCTGTTGATGAATTTGACAATCTCAAGCTGGTTCGCACTCAACGTGTTGAGGTACAGCTTGAGCTGGTTGTTAAGCTGGTTGTGATACTGCGGGAAGTATTGCTGCGGGGCCAAATTCGGATTTGGCGGCGCAGGGACAATAAGCTCTCGCATCGCATCACACCACTGGCGGTGGGGTCATGGGCGGCTGCCCTTGCATCAGCGGCGCTACAGGCGGGGCCATCCCCCTGTCAGGCGGCATCCTGCCCATATCAGGCTGCGGCGCTAAAGGCGGCTGCGGCACAAAGGGCGTAATCTCAGGCATGGGAGGATTCTGCACGCTGGGCGATGCCGCACGCGGCGCATCCATCATGGCCTTGATTTCGTTCATGTCGATTTGCGAGCCGTACTTCAACTGAATCTCGTAGGCCTTCAGCATGATGTCGGCCTCTTGCTTGTCGCGGTCGCGGTCATCCTGCAAGAGCGTCTGCTGGCGCTTCAGCTCCAGCTCGGCCTGCTTGTTGGTGATGTCGGCCTGAATCTTCTGCATCTCCACCTGCGCCAACATCGCGGTCGGGTCAGGCGGCGGCTGCGGCGGCGGCATCGGCGGCTGCATGGCAGGATTCAAGAAGAATTCATCTGGATTCTTGAAGCCCGACACCTCAGTGAGCCGCGCCAACGTGTTGCGATACTGCTGCGGGGTCACGATAGGATTCTGCGGCCCCATCATCTGCAAGATGGCCTCTTGTTTCTGGGCGATGCTTGTCAGTGTGGCGACCTTCTGCTCTTCGGTGCCACCGCCCAGCGCCACGTTAATCTCAACGTCCATCTCGCTCTGCCACGAGCGTGGGTCAATCGGCACCCACTGATTGCGTAGGCGCACCACCCGTGGGCGATCCTGATTCTCTACGACCAACTTGAGGATACCCTTGAACAGGGTGCGCATCCCGGTCTCTGCGAATATCCGGGCGATCAGCTCAAGATGTTGCTGCGAGGCGCTGACGGTCGCGGCGACCGCCGCACGGGTGGTGCTCTGTAACGCGCCGGGGTCAAGGCCCATCGATGCCTTGGACATGCCGGTGCGGGTCTCACGCACCTCGTCCAAGTAGGACAACATCGGGAAGGCCGCCTGCCCGACAAACGGAACCGAAAACGGCTGAACCATGCCAGGTGCGCGCTGTCTAATCACGCCCCCGACCTCTGTGTTCAGCACGTCATCCATATTGACCTGCCCCTCGACCACGCCCACTCGGGGATGGATAGCGAGGGACAGAGAGTCCAGCATGTTGCGCATGATGGCCGACTTAATCTTTTGCAGGTCGGCGGTCATGTCAAAGATAGACATACCAATAAAGGCATGCGGCTCTGGGTCTGGGCAGAAGGTGGCAAACGGGCGGTGCGAGCAAGGCTCGTTCATCACCACCTTGTAAGACGGGCCAATCGTGCAGACCTTGCGCAGCTCAGAGATACCGTCACGGTCGTAGTCGATGCGCATGTACGCCTCGACATACAGCACGCGCTTATCGTCCTGAGTCCCGCCTGGGCCGTAGCTCTCGGCGTACGGGTTGCGCGCAATGTATTCATCATTGCTGTCCAACTCATACGCGCCCATCTGCTCCTCAACCTCGTCCTTGTCATAGCCCAAGGCCACGAGGTCAGAGACGCGCATCATGCGGCGGTGTGCGATCAGGGTCGCGTCCTCCACCGAGGTCGCACGACGGTCAATCAAAAACTCTTCGGGCGGCACGGCGCAGACCTTCACGCGGCCGTCGCGGTATTCGCGCTTGAGTTCCACGTTATAGATTTGCGGCACAGGCGGCGGCATGCCCGTCATCGGGTCAAGCATCGGCTGCCCCGTCATTGGGTCAACGGGCGGCTGATAGCTGGGGTCATCCATTGACTCAATGGCACTGCCGACCACGTTAGGCTCATCCAGCAAGACGGTCAGGGCCGACTCGTCCAGCCCCGTGTACATCTCGGTCTTAACCTCGGCCTTCTCCTCCCAATAAAACTTGACGATGCCCAGCGCACCGCGCAGCGCATCCTTGAAGACCGAGTGACAAATCGTGAAGCCGTTGTTGTCCGAGTTAAAAATGTAGTTGACGTAATCGGTCGCCTGCTCGGCTACGGGGATATCCTCCACCGAGCGTGGCACAAACTGCACCACCGAGCGTGAGCCAAAGAAGACCCGCATAAGGGACGGCATGATGCCGTTGATGGTGTCGCGCACGTCGGTGCTGACCACCTGCGAGCGTCCCTCCTCCTCGTTACCAAACGGCTCGCCACGATAGTATTGGATGGCACGCGCTCGAACCGGCGACAACTCGGCGTCAATGAACGAGACGGCATCGGTCAGCTCACCGCCAACCAGTGCCTCTAGCTCCGAGTCGTCCATAGGCTCTAATAGGCCCATCTCTGCCTCGGATTGTTCGATTAATGAGCCTTCGTTGTAAGCCATAAGACCGCCACCCGTGCCGAAAAGGGGGATTCTATTATTCTGCGGCCAATAGGGCGTCAAATTCTTCCCTGACTAGCCTGACCAGCCACGCCTCGCGGTCTTTCACGCCAAACGACAGCACAAAGCCATCGCCGTGCTGGGCGAGTCCCGCGCAAAATTCCACTTGGTTGCCGCGAAAATAAAACTCACGCCCCGCATGGGTGGGGGCTAAGTTATCGTCATAGCGAACCAAGCGGTGGGCGTAATACACGCGG